TACGAAGTGCTGCCACCAGTAATAAAAGACATGTTAATGGAAGAAGATGAAGAATTAACAGGCGCAGAACCAGAAGAATATGTAAATCAACCTGATAGTGAAAGAAAATGCCGTTTATATACACATATCGAGTGGCGTGACGGCCAAGTTTATTGGCATCAAGAAGTTAAAAACAAAATTGTACCTGGTACAGAAGGCAAATCACCTTTAAATAGATCGCCCTGGCTGCCATTGCGTATGACTAGAGTAGATGGACAAGCATACGGTGTGTCTTATGTAGAAAGCGCAGCTTTAGCAGATTTACAAACAGTTGAAGCATTATGCCAGGCAATAGCAGAGGGCGCATTAGCGTCATCTAAGGTTTTATTTCTTACAAAACCGTCAGGAGTTACAAAAGCAGCAGATTTAGCTAGAGCTGCTAATGGTAGTTTCGTAACTGGTGATCCAAATGACGTATTAGCATTGCAAGTACAAAAAAGTCAGGATATGGCAGTTGCAATGCAGGCAAAACAACAAATAGAAGCAAGATTATCACAAGCTTTTATGCTTGCTGACATGAGAGATGCAGAAAGAGTAACAGCAGAAGAAGTTAGACTCCAGGCATTGCAGATAGAAAACTCGTTAGGTTCTATTTATTCTATTTTAAGTACAGAATTTCAAATACCATACGTTGCTCGTAAGCTAGACATACTTACAAGAGAAGGCAAAGTACCTAAACTACCATCTGATTTAGTGCAGCCAGTTATAACAGTTGGCTTGTCTGCTGTTGGTAGAGGCAATGATTTGGAACAATTAGTTAGATTTGTGCAAACACTTGGACAAACAATGGGGCCAGAATCTTTAGCAACATACGTTAAACCTAGTGAATTAATTAAAAGATTGGCTTATTCTATGGGTATTGACATAGTTGGATTAGTAAAATCTGAGCAAGAGTTGATGCAAGAGATGCAACAACAACAACAGTTGCAACTTGCACAACAAGCTATGCAATCAGGTATGGCTGATCCACAAAAACTTGCAAATGCGGCACAAATGCAGCAAGAAATGCAAGATCCAACAGAAACATCTACTGAATAACCATGACCCAATCATCAAACAATCCACAAATTTCTACTCCTGAACAATTAGAAGGTTTAGTTGCTCCAGGACAAGAAAATATTCTTGAAGAATTTGTACAAGAACAGGAAGCGGCGCAAAGTAATAACAAAATTTTAGGTAAATTCAATACTCAAGAAGATTTAGCTAAAGCATATACAGAGTTAGAAAAGCGTGTTGGGCAGCAACCACAAAACGAAACGCCAGAGCCACCTGTAGAACAAACAGATGACAACTATACTGCTGAAGCTGCATCTGAGCTATACGGCAAAGAATATGTAGATGCTTTGTCAGAAAAAGGTGTCGATATGGCTGACATTATGAGAAGAGCTGATAGCGGAGAAGACATTAGCGCAAATTACGATACATTAGCTGAAGTATTTAATGTACCAAAAGCTGTAGTAGAAAATTATGTAAATGCTGCACAGCAAACACAAATGCCTGCGCCTGGACTTACACCTGAAGATGGTGTTGAGGTAAGAAATGCTATTGGCGGTGACGAAGCATTTGCAGAAGTTACACAATGGGTAGAAAAAAATGTAGATAAGCAAACTTTAGATAATTACAATAAAATTGCAGATACAAATAAAGAAGCTGCATTATGGGCGTTAAAATTTTTTCAAGCACAAATGAAGTCACCTGGATCTGTAGTAGAACCAAAATTATATGGAGGCGGTAACGTGCCATCGCAAACTACATACGAAAGTAAACAACAAGTGCTTGATGCAATGAACAAAACTAACAGTAAAGGACAGAGGTTATATGACGTTGATGAAGCATATAGAGATAAAGTTGCAAAAATACTACTCAATTCAGACGTTTTTTAGTATATTAAAAACAGTTAGCATTTCATGCACCAGGCCCATCTAGGTGGACAACCTGTAGCTGTTTATGAATTAGGCGAACTAAAAATTAATTGTAAACCTATTTTTTAACCACATGGCTGTAACACTTAGCCGTCTGGGTCAGATTAAGGGTTCTGCTGCCACCTGGCAAGCTGGGGCTACTGGTCTTGATACAGATAGAGCCTTAATGCTCAAACTCGGCTCTGCCGAGGTTCTAGATGCTTTTGAAAGAGCTTGCGTTTTTAAGGGCAAAACTAGAGAAAGAAACATAAGAGGAGGCAAATCCGTGGCCTTCCCAATCACAGGTAAGCTTAGTGCGTCCTATCACCAACCAGGGACTGTCATCACTGGTGACGGCAACGATCCTTCAGATTTAAACGAGCGCATCATTAATCTTGACGCATTAATGGTTGCAGACGTTGCAATCCTGGAGGTTGATGAATTAATGTCTTATTTTGACGTAAGGCAAATTTATACAACCGAATTGGGAAGGGCTTTAGCCGTAGAATATGATAAGCGTGTTGCAAGAATGATTTTTGCTGCTGCTTCTAATGCTACTGAGCCTCTAAACAAATCATCCAACAGCGGTAGAACTGGTCAAGGAATAACACTTGGCACAGATTACACAGCATCTGGTGCAACTCGTCAGGCAAAAGGCGATGCTCTTGTAAATGCTATTTTTGATGCAAGAGTTGGCTTTGAAGGCAAAGATGTAAGCATCGAAGATATGTGTGCTGTATTCGGCCCAGAAGACTACTACTTAATTACTCAATCATCAAGAGCAATTAACGCTGACTTCGGTGGTAGTGGAACTATTGCTGATGGTCGTACTTTGCAAGTAGCTGGTATTCCAATCTTGATGTCTAACCACGTTACTCAAGCAAACTACTCATTAGTAGCTGGTGATCACAACTCTGACTATGCACAGAACTTAAGTAAGTGCAAAGGGCTTATCTTTAACAAGGAAGCTGTAGGAGTTGTATCTTTACTATCTCCACAACTACAAATGACAGGTGAAGAATTTAGAGTACAGCACCAAGCTGACTTAATGGTTGCTCGTCAAGCATTAGGCATGGGTGTTCTAAGAGCTGAATCTGCTTGCAAAATTGTAATTCCTTAAATTTAAGTTATTATCAAATTGCATACATTGGTCATAAAAGAGTCATTTGCTGGCTCTTTTTTCTTATTCTTGTAGAATAAATTCAATACATGTGTAAATAACTATGGGTATTAAAAACCAATCAGTTACACAAGGTCGTACTACGTTACTAGACGCTGTAAATGTTTTATTAGCAAACATAGGTGAACAACCTATTAATAGCTTAGAAACTGAGCAAATAGATGAATCTAAGCAAGCGGAAAGAACAATATTAGAATTTCATAAAGAAGGACAAACAAAAGGGTGGAGTTGGAATACAGAATTTCAATACCCATTTCAAAAAGATTCTCTTACTAAAGAGATTACTGTTCCAGAAAATATTTTGCAATTTGCATTAGATCCATATTTGTATGCAGGCCGTTACCAGTTAAGAGGTCAAAGAATATACGATTTGCAAGAACGTAGATATATTATGGAAGAAACAGTTGATCAAATAAAAGCTGATGTTATATGGCTATTACCCTGGGATGATGTACCAGAAGCATATAACAGGTGGATAACAATAAGAGCATCAAGAGTATTTACTGCTCGTGTTTTAGGATCTGATGCTTTATTTAAATACACTTCTCAAGATGAAAATGACGCATTAGTAGTTTTAGAGCGTGTAGAGCAACAACAAGAAGCACCAAATATATTAACTGGTGGGCGTAACTATTTACCATTCCCTACTTATGATCCAGCGATGGGATTAGCAACAAGAAGAATAGGTACTGCTTATAGACTATGAGTTCATTAGTAAGTTATTCCATACCAAATTTAGCCCAGGGGATTAGCCAACAACCTGATGCTCAACGTGATCCTTCGCAGGCAGAAATACAAATAAATGGAATGTCGTCTATTGTTGAAGGTTTACGCAAAAGGGATTGCAGCGAAACAATAGGATTAGTTTCTAATAGTACTTTCGGCGATTGTTTTATACATAGTATTTTAAGAGATAAAATTGAGGAATATTTAGCTGTAATTTCATCTAGTTCTATAAAAGTTTTTGATTTAGATGGAACTGAAAAAACTGTAAATCCTGTAAGTGGTGCATATAATTATTTGTCAACAATTACCGATGCAAAAACACAATTAAGAGCTGTAACTATTGCTGATTTTACATTTATAACTAACACGTTAAAAGTGCCAGCAATGACTACTGATGAAGCACCTGTTGTTGCTAGGCCAACTACCCATGAAGCGTTAATATGGGTTAGAGCTGCTACATACGGTCAAACATACAGAGTAAATATAAACGGCACAGAAGTAACTGTGCAAACTGCTGTTGCTCCTGTTGTTGCTAGTGGTAGTAGCGTTACTGAAAATAGAATTAGCTCTGAAGATATAGCGACTAATATAATTAATGGATTTTCGTCTTTATCTGGCGTTAGTTTTGCCAGAAGTGGTGCTGTAATTCATGTAACTTCTAATAGTGCTATAACTATTGCAGTATCTGATGCTAGGTCAAACGCTGATATAACTGCAATTTTTGATAAAGTCCAGGCATTTACAGAACTGCCAACTATAGCTCCTAGCAATTACCAAGTAACTATAGAAGGTGATCCTACTAATGCTTTTGATGATTTTCATGTATCTTTTGCTCCAAAAAGCGGAACATTTGGAGAAGGTACTTGGAGTGAAACAGTAAGACCTGGAGATAAATACAAAATAGATATTAATACAATGCCTCATTTATTAGTGGCGTTACCTGATGGTACTTTTTTCTTTGGCCCTGCTAATGGCTCTACCCAATCAGGAACAATAAACGGTGTTGCCTGGGAAGTAAAGATTCCTAGTTGGGGTGAACGTATTGCTGGTGATACGGAAACAGCACCTGATCCAAGTTTTATAGGTAATCCAATAAATGACATTTTTATTTATAAAAACAGACTTGGTTTTCTTGCAGATGAAAATGTAATTTTATCTAGAGTAAGATCTTTGTTTGATTTTTTTCCAGAAACAGTTACTGCTGTTTTAGATAGTGACCCTATAGATGTTGTAGCAAGTAACAACAGAGTAAGTATTTTAAAATATGCTGTACCGTACCAGGACGAATTAATTTTATTT